ATGAAAATTTGGAGGTTGCGTATCAGGAAGTTGTTTCCCGATGGCGCATTATACAGAATTTATTGAAGGCTGCCAACGGCTCATGGAAAAATCTTTTCGGGCTAGTGTACCCAGACTTTCAACAAATATCACAGTGGCATGGCCCTGAGATACTTAAAATTGCAAAACATGAATGGAGTTAAAAGATGCAAGAGCAAGTTTATTCAGCTTTAGATTTAGCCAAGGCGCTAAACATAAATAGAAATAGTGTTTATTATCAGGTAAAGAATGGCAGTTTGCCAAAGCCTAGCATGAAAGTAAGGACTAGAAAACGAGGCCCACATACATATGTATGGAAGCAATCTGACTTAGAGAGCAATCCTTACTTTAGCAAAGCTATTGTTCCAACTGTAGAAAGCTCGACATTCATGAGCAAAGCAAAAGAGATGCGCGAGGAACTTGGGCTACCTGAAATAAAAGAAATAGTTACAGATAATGAGCTACTCAGAGATGCTATTGAGATGCGCGTAGACAAGTTAGAAGAGAACATGAAGCTAATAGAAAAGGTAGTAGATTTAATGAATGAAAGAAAGGAAAAGAAGTGGTGGCAGATTTAAAGGAAGCAATGGCAAAAGTTGCCGAGCTGAACAAATCGCATGGCGTTAAACAACGTGGCGGTAAAATGTACACGCAAGTTGTGCATAGGATGGAAGCATTCAGACAGGTATTTGGTACTGAGTTTGGGGTTGACACAACTATCCTAGTTGATGATGGTAATAAAGTTGTTATTAAAGCTATCATTACAAACTTAGATGGCATGGTAATCGGCTCTGGAATGGCAGAGGAAATACGAGGACAAGGACACGTAAATACTACATCTGCTTTAGAGAATGCAGAGACATCTGCAATAGGCAGGGCGTTAGCATCAATTGGACTAGCTGGCGGTGAGTATGCGTCTGCTAATGAGATGGAAGCTGTGCCACGCAAGGCAGAGGTAATAGCTAAAAAGGAGGACACCAAGCCAGCCAAAGCTATGGCTGATGCAATTAAGAACACAGATGACTTTGACGTAGCCAAAGACAAAAGGCTTTATGTAGAAATCAAAGCTAAGTTAGAGGCTTGCGTTAGTGTTTCAGACGTTAATTCAATTTACATAAAGAACAAAGCATTTCTTGAATCGCTTGCAAAGAGAGACCCAAGCAGGGCAAAGCACTTTAAGGATATGTTTTTAAACTACGAATCTAAATTTTATAAAGGAAATTAAAATGTCAGTAAGAGAATGGACAAAGGTAGCAACAATTAAGCTATGGAAAAACGATGATGGTGGTAAAGCTCTAGCGAGTAACGCATCATTCAAGCCTTACAAAGATGGCGCAAACCAAGATATTACATTATATGGTGATGTGAAATACTACGCACGTCTATATGAAAACGATGACGGCACTTACTCTGTAGCACTTACAGCGCCAGCAGATGCGCTGCCTTCAGGTGGTGGCAGTAGTGGCGGCTTTGACATGAAAAAAGAAATGGCAAAGTCAGATGCAGAGCTAGTCGATGAAATTCCTTTCTAATTCATGAGGTAGGCTTTCCTCCCATCGCTTCCCAAGGGGTGTGGCGAATCGCGTCTTAATGCAGTAAGCGACACTGTTAAAGCCAAGCCTACCGAGCGCTTTTTCTCTCCGTTTTGGGCGCTTTTGTATTGGTAAATTAAGACAACCCCTACTAACTATGAGGTTAAAATGAACAAAGAAGACTTACTAAAGGCAGCACTTGATGCTGTAACTGTACGAGGCTCTGCTTATGGCGATGCCTATACAAATCATAAACGCATAGCAGATATCTGGTCTGTAATACTGCAAACAAAAGTACGCCCTGACCAAGTGGCTCCCATGATGATAGGTGTAAAACTAGCTAGGCTTATAGAAACCCCTGACCATGAGGACTCATATGTTGATATGGCTGGGTATGCAGCGACAGGCTCACAAGTTAAGGATGATGAAAAGCTAATAGAGGTAGGTAGCTCAAGAATAATAGATGATTAAAAAGAAGGGGCCGACTAGCCGTGAGTTAGCAATGCGTCAGATTGCTTGTGACTATTGCGGCAAAAAACATTTCGTTAAAGATGGTGATTGGGTAATTACAGCAAGCAATAAAATACTGTGTGATTACAGCACAGACGATGATTGCTTTCATAAAAATAAGAGGGATGCAAATGAGCGCAGAAGAGTTCAAGAAACAACTAGAACAACTAAATGAGAAGGTAGTAAATTTTCATAAATATGAAGAGAAAAAAAGAGGCGGCTATGTAGCCAGATGGGTGGGTGTATCTAACAAGTTTAAAAACGAAACTAGGAAAAAACGAGCTGGTTTGTAATGGTAGTTAGAAACGGTATTCCCATCATGTTTAAAGACACATCTACTATGAACCATGCAATGAAGACAACTCAGTATGGTGACTTGTACCAGACAGATGACGTTAAGCAGTATAGGTATTTATGTAAGCGTCTAGCTTATGCTAAGTTCTACTATGTGAAAAAAAGAGGACCTAATAATTCCCAATTCCAAATCAGGGTTTTGCCTGAAAACGTCTTCACTATGAAGCTATCCTAACATTTCCATCTTTTCCTTGCTTGTCGTAAGCGTGAGTTAGGGTCTTTGGCTGCCTTTGGAAACTTCTTCATTTGACCAGCAGACCTAGCGCAATATGATTTGCGTCTTTTAGCGTCCTTGCTACCCTTCTTTACTTTCCCTGTAACAGCAGTCTTTAACTTACTGCCAGGGTTTTCTTTTCTGTAACGAGCGACACCAGCCTTAGTCATTCCAGCTCCACTTTTTGTAGAGCGAAAATACTTCTTAGTCTTTGGTGGCTGTTTGTCTCGTTTGCGAGCCATTACTTTTTCTTCTTTTTCTTCATGGCTTTAAAGTCAGCGCCAGTAATCTTGTTACGTGGAGATGCTGCTTTAGCTAGTTTCTTTTGCTTTGGTGAATATTTTGAGCCTGGCATTATGTGACCTTTCTATACTTACGTGTTTTCTTTGCTATTTTTTTGGGCTGGGATACAAACTGCTTACCTTTTTTAGTTCCTCTTCGTTTAGCCGCAGTGGTGGCTGCGTACTCCTTCTTCGAGAGGCTCTTGATAGCTGCTGACGGTAGATACCGTTCTCCAGTCTCACTGGATTTCTTACCACTTTTAGTTCTCCACTTCTGTTTTCCCCATTGCTTGAGGCTTCTTTGTGATTTCTTTAACGCCATTATCTGTACCCACCGCCCTTAGATTTGTACTGCTTTGCAAGCATCTGGGCTTTACGAGCTGACCACTGACCAGGCTTACCGCCCTTACCGCCAGACTTTATCTGTTGAAACAAACGCTTTCTCATAGTGGGTTTGGTATAGTTACCAGCCTTGTTTACAGTAGATTTCTTTTTCATTCTTTCATCTTTCCGACTTTTTCCACTAACTTAGATATAGCCTTTGCGTCTTCTGGACGTTGTCTCATCCTTCCTATCAGGTAAGAGAATAACATAGGTATGCCGATTATTGCAATGCTACCAGCAATCACAAGCTCAAAAGCATTGGCTAGTAATTGGTCAAATGCAACAAGCAGAGCTTGCCAGGGGTTTTCTACTTGTGCAATTTGTTCTGCGTTTAATGACTTATCTGTCTCGACTAATGCGCCAGCAGCGAGGCCACCAGTTACAGCAGACGCGACAAGAAACACAGGCTCTGGATATATCATTGAGCCAGCAAATACACCAGCGCCAGCACCGCCAGCAGTAGCAACGTCTGATAGCTCAAGAGATGAGCAACTTGTCGTAAGCAACAAACATAAAGCGAATAACATACGCATCAAACACCTTCTATCGGAACACATTTAAAGAAATAATCTGTGGGGGTTTTGCGTACATCGTCTATAATATACATCATTTCCTCTACTCTGTACTCGCACTTTAGCTCTGTATTATAAGGGCCATACAAATCCTCAAAGACAGAACACTCTGGTGTGTTGAACGTGCCAGCGGCACATGCCATTACAAGAGCTTGGAAAAACATTTTAACAATCCTTACTTTGTAAATAAGTATAGCACAAAAAAGCCAAAGCCACACATAACTAGAACTAGAAACAGTATAGCTGAAATTTCCATAAAATGATGACGAGCTTCGCGCTGTTTGTACAGAGTTTCTTTACGCTGTTTGCGTATGTCTGATTCCATCTTCACCAGCTCTTGCCATGCATTAGGTCCAAGCATACTACTTATAAGTTTACGCAAATCATCTCTCTGTGATTCGAGCTGTTTCTTTTGAGTGAACAACTCCATCGCTTCTTGTTCGACAGACTTGCCAGAAAATAGTTTCTTAAATATAGGTGGGTTTTTAGCTTCGTGGTGAGCGCGGTCTACGTCAGATACAGCAGACATCCAGCGAGACAAGTCTTGCCCCATTGCCTCTATGTCACGTCCTATGCTGACCCCCTTCTTTAAAGCATTAAATGCAGCACCAGCAATCGCCATGGCTGATACTGGGTCAACCATCTACCTACTCAGCGCTTTATCTAATTTGTCTTCTACTCTATGTAATGCGTCCATCACTTCTCGCATACCATCTTTTAGCTCCACCCTTGTGGCGTAGTCTTCTCTGGTTTTATTGAGCAGTATTTGTAGACGCTTTACCTCTGTAAACATCTGACGGAATGCCCAAAAGATAGGCGCAATCACAAGCGTAAGGATAATATTCCAGAATAACATTGCATCTAGTTCCATTTCAGACCCATGACCTTTTTTCGTATTGCGCTAAACCTGATACCGCCATACTAATTGTTTTTGCTTTTCGTTGTTCATTGAACCAAATTGGATGATTTCTTCCATTGGTAAATGTGTACATAGTTGGAACGTTAGAAGCAGATGAACTTACTGCGGATAATGTTGTAATATCGTATGCAGTGGAAAGTGAACATTCTATTATTGTTCCCAAGTTAGAGTCTGGGTCAGTCCCAACCTCATTTGTTATGGGGTCATTAGGTAAACCACTGTCATTTTGTCTCAGAGCAATCCAAACAGTTTTACCATCATATTGACTAATAAACATGTCCCCACCTTGAGGAGAAGCTGAATCAGCTAACACATTTTTACCCGTTAAAGTACCTAATCCATGAGGGCTATTTCTAGTGCCAGAGCCTAAATATATACTTTGCCTATTGGAAGCGGTTGACAAATCAAATGCAGTTGATAAATCAAATTGGCTAATAATACTTTCATGGCTATAAATATAGAGTTTTGTACCATCAGGTTTCATCGCATAACCTTGATGTACGCTTACGCTATCAGTAAATGTGCTTGTTGGACTTATGTTTGTGGTTGGAAGATTAAAATCAGTAATATCATACATACGTATGATATTGCTAGATACCGAAAATAAACCTTTTGTGCCATCTGTATTAATCCAAATTCCCTCTGGTCTATTGGTGGCATCGCGTGGGTTCCAAAATCCGCTTTCTATTGTCCCTCCTGATGCATCAACGCCTCCAACACTTGTATCAACCGCCAATGTTGTCAAATCAAATGGTGTACTCATAGTCATTTGTGCGTAAAGAATTTTATTATCTGATACACCACTAATTCCGTTTGAATGTGCGGTATCATTTCTACCGCCTATAATCATCTTCTTACCATCTGGACTTACAAACATAGCTCTAACAGCGTCCATTCTGTCTAAAAGATTAGAAGAAGAACCATCAACCCTTGTAATTGTACTCGTTAAATCCTCTAAACTGCCAACATTCACGTAAGGATTTGGCATCATAGCCCCGACCATCCCAAACATTATCTACTCCAAATCGCCAATAAGTAGCCAAGTATCAGTTGCAACCTTTATGCAACTTGCTGGGCTGTATTGAGTTCTCAATTTCAGTGTAAGAGAAGAATTTACTGTAACACCTGAACCAGCCGCTATAGTCACTTGCCCAGCGCCAAGCTGTGCAAAATCTAGCTTTGTGCCAACAGGATAAGCAACACTTGAATTTGGTGGTATAGTTACAGTAATCGCAGATGCGTTGTTCAGTGTTACTAGCTTACCGCCATCGGCTAAAACGGTTGTATAAGTTGTGCCTGTCTGTGCGTTAATAGCTTGGTAGGCTTGTTCTTGTAAGGCAACAGTGCCACTCGCATCAGGTAATGTAATAGTGCGGTCTGCTGTGGGGTCAACAACCTTTACGCTAGTTTCAAAAGCATTACTAGTTGCCCCTTCAAAAACTAAAGCGGGGTCAGTGTAAGTAGCTGAAGCATTTATCTTCATATGACCATACGCTGTAAGCGCACTATAACCCATTTCAGCTACTAACCTATCTGCATTACCGCCAATAGTATGGTAAAATCTTAAAACGCCATCTTCAGTTCCTGCCGTTTCATCCGATGCTTGTGCTTGTGCATAAAAGTAAGTTGTTTCTGTACCATTAGAATTATTACCTTTAAATTCTATCTTTCCTAAATTATCAAAAGTGGCTGGGGTTGCACTGTTTCTATAAAGTACAAGTGTAGGGTCTGCACCAGAACCAGCGTCTGTACCTTCAATTGTTACATCATCATTAGCATCTTTTAAAAGAACAGTGCCTGTCGCATCGGGTAAGGTAATGGTGTTATCGCTTGTGGGGTCGATTACTGTTAGTTGGGTTTCGTTGGCATCATCTGTTGAGCCTTGAAAATATAAATCTTGGTCTACTTGTAATTTAATGTCTTGATAAACAGCAATTCTTCCAAAAGACATATCAATAACAGCTGGGTTTGAACCGCCATTAAGATATCTAAAAACAAGTCTGCCATCTTCTGACCCATTTGTTGTATCTACAATTCTACTTTCTATTTCAGCATATTGAACTTTACCCCCTGTGCTTGTCTCACCGCTGAATAATATATGACCAAGAACATCACTATTGGCTGGACTAGCACTATTTCTGTATAAATCTAAAGTTGGGTTTTCAGTTGCACCAGCATCGCTACTCTCTATCAAAACGTCTTGATGAAATTGGTTTACCCCAAAACCTATTTGATAATAAGTTGTACTGCTTCCACCTCTAATTGCGTTAAATTTTACGGAACTATCCTCAGTTCCATCAGTTTCATCAGTAATTATTGTTTCAATTTCTGCATAAGTAATCTTTTCACTAGCATCATTTTCACCAGAAAAGGTAATGTGTCCTATTACATCATTATCTGCTGGACTAGCACTGTTTCTGTATAGGTCTAACGTAGGGTTTTCTGTAGCCCCATCATCGGTTGATATTAAGGTTAAATCGCCAGTAATGCTCTGGTTGCCTGTGTCTAAAAGAACAGTGCCAGTAGCATCAGGTAAGGTAATGGTGTTGTCTTGGCTAGGGTCTGTTACTGTTAAGGTCGTTTCGTTTGCATCACCTGTTGCACCTTCAAATTTAAGATTTTTTCCAGTACCAATTTCAACATCTCTAGTAAATGAGTTTATGCCACCCTTCATCTGTAAATATGTAACTTCTGTTCCAGAACTAAGACCTTTAAATTCAAGCCTCATGTCCTCAGTACCATCGCTAACATCTGTTATGCTTGTGAGTATTCTGGAATAAGTTACATCTTCTGCCGCATCATTTTTACCAACGAAAAGCATCTCGCCAATTATATCATTATCGGCAGGACTAGCACTATTCCTGTAAAGTTTTAAAGTCGGGTCTTCACTAGCACCAGAATCTGTTGAGGTGAGGGTGAGGTCACCATTTATTTGATGTTGCCCATCAGAACCAAAATGGAACACTTCAAAAGAATTTAGCAAATCGTAATATTGAAGTTGATTGCCAGTGTAATCGTACCTCAAAATACTTTCTGATGTTCCTGCCGTATTGTTAAAGAAAAACCTAGCTTGTTGGGCGTCATTAGTAGGTTGCATATTAATCGCAGGGGTGCTGTTTGCACCAATAGTTACATCGCCTACTGATGTAAGTTCGCCTGTTATTTCTAAATCGCCTGTGATTGTCGCACCAGTGCTGGTTGTTTCTAGCTTCTTTGAACCAACGTGATACAACTCTACATTGCCACCGCCACCCGAATCATCTGAATTTACACGAACACCATCAACGCCATCTTTGCCTTGTATTGCCACATATCCAAAACCATTTTGCTGAATAAATGTGCTTCCTGTTGTTCCGTAAATATACGAATTACTAGTATCGTGATATAGACGCAAATCAAAACCTGTTCCTAACCTTAGTTGAACATTATCGCTAAAGGTCAAATCACCAGATGTCTTTGTATCTGCCGCATCACTTCTTAGGAACTGGGTGCTGTCTAGGCTGTCTAGGGTTTGTGCGTCTGTGCTGCCATCTGCTCCAGCAGGGCCAGTAGGCCCAGTTGGGCCAGTCGGGCCTGTCGGTCCTGTAGGTCCTGGAACTGTAGAGTCTGCACCAGTTGGCCCTGTAGGGCCTGTAGGTCCTGTAGGTCCTGTAGGTCCAGTTGCGCCATCTAGGCCATCTGCTCCAGCAGGACCTGTGGGTCCATCTGGCCCAGTAGGTCCAGTTAGACCTGTTGGCCCTGTAGGCCCTGTAGGCCCTGTAGCTCCAGTGTCACCCTGCAAACCTTGAGGCCCTGTAGGACCTGTGGGTCCTGTAGCCCCTGTGGGGCCAGTAGGTCCAGTAGGTATAGTAAAATCAAAAGTGGCGGCAGAGGATGAGCCTGAGTTTGTTACGCTTGCACTACCGCCAGCAGGGCTAGTTGTCGTTGTGCCTACTGCAATGGTTGCAGCAGTTCCTGTAGGGCCTGTTGCCCCAGTAGGTCCTGTTGGCCCTGTGTTACCTGTATCGCCTTGTATTCCCTGCGGACCAGTAGGTCCAGTTGGTCCTGTTGGCCCTGTTAATCCAGTTGGCCCTGTAGGTCCTGTTGGACCTGTTGGACCAGTATCGCCTTTGTCACCAGTTCTTGCAAAAGTAATTATAATATCTTCTGCATTAGAAAAAGATGTTGCAGAGCCACTCACATAAGAACAACTAACAGTAAAGTAACCTGTATTTTCCGTAACACCACTTATTGTAAGCAACGCAAAGTCATCTGCATTTAATCTATTAGAAACTCTAAAATGGCCTTTGATTGTGCTGGTGCTATCGTCAATTGTTCTAAGAAATGGTTGTATGTCTGTACTGTTATCATCTGTGTCATCAATGTACATCTCTGTAGCAGATGAAATATTTGCATTGTCAAATCTAATCTTGCCAGTGCCAGGGTCAGCATCTGTTATGGTTGTGTCGAATGTGTAATCAAATGTTGCGCCACCAAAATTACCGTCAGGGCCTGTAGGACCTGTTGGTCCTGTAGGCCCAGTTGGCCCTGTAATTAAATCAGTTCCTTCTGGAACACCAGTAGAGTCGTTAAACTTTAGAATCTTACCTTTTAAATCTAGGTTGTGCGGTAGGTCTGTGGATGCGCCATCCGAGTCTGGCCTTGTTAATGCTCTGTTTAGTTTCTGATTTACTTGCTGTATCTGCAAGGCCATGCGGTCTAGTGCATTTTCATGTGTCTCTGCTGGGAATGGGTCATTAGCCGTGTAATCTGTTGGCTGTGTAATAGACATATTACGCAACAAGAATACAGTCTCGCCACTTGCAGGGGCTGTTGTAAATGTTACTGTGCCTCCTGCTGGTAAGGCAGCGCCAGTTACTGTGTAGTCTGTGCTTAGTGTTTTAACAGACTCAGCGCCAGTCGAGTCTGTAACAACAATAACTTTTATGTCAGCATCTGTAAGTATTTCAAAGGTGAATGAAAACTCAGTAGTGCTGCCATCACCTGAATAACTATTAGTAGTTGTCGTTGTCGTTACTGTCATGCTGAAATCTCTACGGTTTTGTAGGCCAAGTTATAGTTGTCGGGAAGCTGGATTGGCTGGGAACATCTCTTAAGGATTGCCTATAGGTAGCCCATTCAGTTTTTTTAGCGTCTGTTAATTGGCTGTCTGGCAATTGCGTCCAGTCACTATCAGATAAAAAATTGTCTCTTTTTACTCTCTCTTGAGCAGATAACTCTTCCTCGTCAATAGTGTCTTCGTCTGTAAATGTTTCGCCATCATAAGACCAGCCCACATTCACATCGTCACCGCAATCAACCCAAGTAAAAGAAGGCGCTACATCAAACTCAGAATTTGACCTATCTACAACCCTACCATTTAATACTAAAGCCTTCATAATTAGTAATACTCCTCTACTATTACTATGCCGTCAGCTCCACTTCTTCCTCCAGCAAACCCATCATTATCTGAGTTTCCTCCACCGCCTCCCCCTATTGTCGGGGGGTTCGCTGTTGTATTAATGTTACCATTTGCAGTATTGTAAATTCTTGGAGTGCCGCCACTACCTAATAAACTGTCACCGCCCAGCCCCATTGTATCTCCTGCATTGTTGGTTTTTGTCATTTTTGGTGGAGTGCCGTCAGTATTTATATCGCCATTGCTTCCCACACCGCCAAAGATACCATTCGCATGTGCAATAGTCCTATCTGCGTTCCTACCACCATCACCACCAGTAGCGGAACAATGTGTGCCATATGAAGAGGTCCCACCAGCAGAACCATTAGTGGGGTTGCCACTGCCCCCTGAACCCCCTGAACCACCAGTGCCAACCGTAACAGAAACAGAACTTATGGAGGTAACGTCAACAAACTTTATAGAAGCACCGCCCCCACCACCGCCAGTAGAGCCTCCTCTAGCTGATGTAATAGCATCAGTTCCACCACCACCACCACCACCGCCAACAACAGTGACCTTAACCTTTTTACAACCAGTTGGTTTTGTCCAAGTTCCAGAACTCGTAAATACTTGCATAGTTGGTGTTGATGGGGGCGTTATATAGCTAAAAGAGCCGTCACCATCAGAACCAACATATTGACCAGAAGTTCCATTGCCAGAAATATTTATTGCGGCAGCGCCTACTGAGTTATCTATTAGCTCATCTGCACCCACGCTATCATCTGCCATTTTAGCATTTGTTATAGCATTGTCATCTATGTTTGTTGTTGCTATAGATGAAAGGACGGCAACAGAACCCAGACCCAATGTTGTCCTAGCCGCGATTGCATCTGCGTCATCAATAAGAGATGCCCCAAATGTACTTGCTATAACGTCTGAGGTAGAGCCTTGCGCTGCTACAACATTGCCTTCTGCATCAAAAGCTAGATATTTATTGGCCCTTACAGAGGCAACAGGGATAGATGCTGTTCCTGCGTCAGTCTCAGCAAACTTGAAAGAACGGTCTATTTCTTCTTGTTGTTGTTGGCTCATAAAGGTAAGTTTGTCTAATGACTCTTCATGTACTTCAGCAGGGAATGGGTCATTTGGTGTGTAGTCTGTAAGCTGTGTTAAGCCTACCACACGCTTTATAACTAATGTCTCGCCTGTCTGTGGCCTAAAGTCTGTTACGCTATAATTAGGGTCGGATGGATTGCCTGTGTTATACTTAAACGTAACGTTACCGCCATTAGCATTATCAACACCATCAACAATGTAGGCTGTGTTCAGTGTCTCGGTTGTCTCTGCCCCAGTAGCATTAACACGGGTAATAACGACTAGCTCACTAGCATTAAACACTTTAAAGGTGTAAGCAAAAACAGCAGTGCTTGTGTCACCACTGTAGCTAACCTTGGTTGTTGTGCTGCTAACTGTCATGTTTACTCCTGTCTTACCTTTTATACCTTATTTTGACTATATATTAAAGTGCTAGAAACGTACCGCGCTTTGACTTGGTGATAGCCAAAAATCTTGCTCTTGTTCTCTACGCACCCTGCGCTCCATTCTTCTTAGGTAGCCTGGGTCATTCATCTCCATAAGGCCATATAATAATAAATAGTCCATTGCCGCTTGCGTCCAAAATATATTTGCAAATGGTGTATTGGCTTTAGCTACCCTCAAAAAATCACCAGCGTCTGCATTTCCTTCTATAGCCTTCGCATAGATAGAGGCAACCCCCTGCAAAGTACCCACTGTTGGGCCAGCTAATGTTTCAGCTAGTGAACGTCCATACCTGTTGTATTCACCAAACATAAAATCGCCATACAATCCTAGACCACCGCCTTGCAATAAGGCAGCTTTCATTGTGTCTGGTGAGCGAGGGTCACGAGGCTCTCTACCTTTTAAGACATCTTTTGCCATCATACTAACATATCCAGCGGCGGTTGCCGCTAATACTAGCCTAGATAGGTTCATAACACCGCCACTGCTCATTAAACCGCCCCCAGCAGCCGTTGTGGTCATCATTTGTTTTGTGATGTACGTAACAGGAAATGCCTTAAACTGAGCGAGGGTGCGTATTGCCTCGCCAGCAGCAGTGCCTCTTTGTGAGCCAAGCGTTAAAAAGTATTGCTCTCTAGCGCCTGGCGTTGGTATGGCTTCATCTGCTGTGTCAGAAAAGTAGGTAGTTATTTTGTCTGCTAAATCGTTTTTAAATTTATTTCTTAGCTCATCAGTCACATTTGTTGTCTGGTATTTTTTGGAAATTGCCGCATCAATCTGAGCATTTTCTAAAGACATAACTGCGTCAGGCGTAATGTAGTCGACTCCATTTACATCCTCTGTTTCCATAAACTTTACTACACTCCAGTCATTCTCTGTAATGCCGTATAATTCTAAGGAACGTTTTGTATTTGGTGGTATGTTTTTAAAAGATGTTTTTTTATAAAAACCTAAATCGGCGGCAAGTATAGCCGCTACTCCATTTTTACCGCTTTGTGTCCACCACTCCAATCCGTTTACTTTAAAAAACAGTTGCATAAGTTTGGATGTTTTGCCTGGAAAGCTATCATCTGAAGAAACCCTAGCGTGTATGTTTCCTAATTTTGCTTCCATGCCAACCTTAGTCAGTAATCCTAACTTTTTCTTTTCTTTCGTAGGTAATAACGCTAATGATTGTTTGAAAGCCGTATAGTAAGAATTAAACACACCCCTATCTGTTCTTCTATTTAATGTCTCTGCTTTAGCCACAACGTCAGCAAAAGAAGATATAGTAGCAAAACCAAGTTTAGACATACTTTGCAAAGCTCTTGACATAAAACCAAGTTTAGCCAGGCTAACATTACCTGGAACATTTAAGCTATTACTGATAATGCCAAACTGACCCTCAATCTTTTTCCTGTTAAAACCAGACATAACTTTGTCGTTAGTTTTGTACTTTTGCTCTAAGTCATTCACCACCCTTGTAAGCATAGCTTCTGGGTTAGGCCCTAATGTTTCTATTAAAGATAAGTTTCTAGCATCTCTTTCTAGGCCAGTCATAAACCTTTCGTTTAGGTTGCCCCTAGAATACTTTTGAGCGTACTCATACGCTGCATTTCCGTCTTTAAAATGTAACTTTCTTGACGCACTAAGTTTCCTAGCTAAATTGCTATATCCTGGCGTACCTATTAGTCCGACACCCTTGCCATCTATGCCGTAATCTTGGTCTGCCCTAATGTGAACGCCAGTGACAAGACCATAATAAGACTCTTCTAAAAACTCATCAATAGATTGCCCAGGCTTTAAATTTTTAAATGTTCTTTCCGCGTCCAGCTTTGACTCTATAAAAGCTTTCCAATTTTCAACGCCATCTTTACGCATAAATATTGCGTCATGGTTTTGCGTCACAACATAATCATCAAGCTCACCAACATAAGCGCCAGCCGCATTTTTTCTTTGCAGTATAGCTTGCTGTACTTCTTCCATTGTGTCTGCAATTTGCTTTGCTTGTGGAGATGTATTGGCCCCAACAGTGTCATCGCCATACCTATATAGGTATATCTCTCTGTCTAACGTGCCATCTCTAAATATTTTTTCTAAAGCTGGGTCTTTTTTATTTAGTGCTAACGCAAACGAACCAGAATAACGTAGCATCAACCCCTTTTGCTTTGCATCTATGCTATCCCTTGAGCCAGCCTTTAGCGTAGAATCGCCACCCAACATAGCTAATATAGCTTGAAAAGGGTTTTCTCCATAGTTTTCCATACGCTGCATCATCTGCCCGTATATCTTAGCTGATATAAGTTGTTCGCGTTTCTTTTGTGCAGCATTTATCTTGGCTTGTTTGTTTAGCTCTTGCGCTTCCTCTAAAACCTCTTGCAAGTCAGTTTGTGACTTTATTTTTCCAGGTCTGTTCCTTAGTCTTGCATCAAATAGTTTAGCAAGGTCTTGCGCTTCATCTGTAGTTATAGGTCTGCCAGCATCACTAGCAGTCCTTACCATTAAATCAATACATTCTTGATACTTCATGGCCTAAACTTTCCTACCATACAGGTTGCCCCTGCATTTGTTACTTGCTCATATACCTCTGCTTTTGATACGTAACCATCAGCTTTAGCTATGTCATTTAAGAATGATTGCGGTATCATACCTTGAGAAGCCATTGCGTCTACTTCAGCCTGTAATGTTAATATTTCAGGGTCTATATCCGCTTGCTTTTGCCTTGCAAATATTTGCGCCTCTATTTCCATTTCTTCTAATATTGGTAAAAACTCTTCTAAGTCTCCGTAATCTTCTTTTGCAGAATACACACGCTGTATTTCGTCATCCAACTCTTGTTGAGTGAAGCCGTCACCTTTTGTTCTATCTAACTCTAGTGCTTCGGATTGTGTTAAAGCGCCCTCTCTAGTCTGTATAGCATCGAACAGTTCTTCGTCTGTCATGCCCATGGGTTCTATGTTTAATTGAGATACTCTATCGCTTAACTCTAAGGATTCTTTGTACGCTTCAGCTTGAGGGTCATTTATAGCAAAATAATTTTGGTTGCTCATTTCGTCTTTTCTAATGGCATCAGTCAAATCATCTATAGTTGCTCTATCGCTATAACTGTCCATCTTGTGAGGGAAAAACCCCTCTTCTTGTAGCATCAATATCATTTCGTCTATATCTTTGCCGCCCTTTTTTTGGACACTAAATTGCTTACCATCAAGCTCTGCTATCACTTCAGCAGAGCCAATACTCTTGGGGTCTATTCTGCCATTCTGTCTAATAAAGTTAGTAATGTTAGTGGTAGGTTTTTTCTGAGCTGGGCGTAAAGCTGGTGGCAGTTTGTCAGGCTCTACCTTAGTTACAGCTAACGCACGTATTTTTTCGCCAACAGCCTCTGGTTTGTAATTAATAACATTATCAGCATCAAGGCCACGCATAACAGGGTCTGCCTTGTAGACAGGCGTAGGGTCTATTGTCTTACCTTCTATAGCTTGACCTACACTAACTCTCATAGCTTCATTAACAGTTTGCGGATTTGCCCTACGTAAAGCATCTCCTATCCTACCACTTACAGTAGCAATACCACCGCCTAAGATACCGCCAGCAGTTAAGTTTACAAAACTATCAAACAAACCGTAGTTAGGGTCTTGCTGTATTTTAGAGCCAAGCAATGCTAGTGGCTCAAATGCAGCCGCACCTATTGCGCCTTCAGCAGCGCCAACTCCAAACCTTGCCGTACCTGTGCCATATCTTGTAGTTAATCCAGATGCAACCTTTGCAGCCGCTATTCTACCTGCTGCAGTAGCACCAATAGCGAATGGAGCCGCAAATGCTAAACCAATATTTACTGGGTCTAATATGCTGCCCATTAAAGATACACCTAACCTAGCGCTAGATGTGCCGATTGTGTTTCTGGCTCTTGATAAAACTAGGTCACGTTTGTAGCGCCTGTCATAAGATTCTGCTAAATCTTTTGCTGCGCTAATGTTTATTCCTTGGGGGCCAACTTCAACGCCTTGTCTAAAAAATGGGCTATTTTTATACTCTTCTAATGTTAATGTCTCTTCATCAGAAAACATCCTGCCTACAGCGCCACCAATGCTCCTTAAAGCATCAACGCCAAACCTTGCTGCTGACCTAAACTCTTGACCTAAAACAGCGCCTGTTTCGGCTGGTGTTGACTCAAAGTAGCTTGATACATGCCTAGTGGAGTTTGACAGTTTTGGGTAGAAAACATCAGGCATTTATTGTAGCCTTTTTCTATTTTCTGTGCTTGCTTCTCTAACAACTTTTGCAGGCTGAGTCGGGTCTGCCATTATTTTTCTTAGCTGTTCGGTACTCATTGCGCTAAAGTTTTCTGTGTCAATTAAATACTGTAACCCACCTTTTTCCTCTCTGTAATTAGCAAGGAAGGATATGTCCCTAACTACAGGCTGTATTGTGTCTGGCTCTACGCCCATACCGCTTACAACCTCAAAAACAACTCCTCCGTTTTTATCTACTAGCATAACATCCCCGTTAGCAGCAGAAACCCAACCGCCACCGTTCATCACTTCTGTAGCATATTGCCTTGATTGGGCCTCATGTTCTGGAGAATTTTCTACAGCGCCTAATTCTGGTGGCTTGTAAACAACAATATTTTCCCCTACTGCGTCAAAAGACGAGCTAATGTCGTTTAGGCTTATAACCATACCAGCTTTAATAGCATTTTCATTCCCAGCAGTTACTCCCCTTGCTAACCTTAAAGAAACACTATTGTTTCTAGGGTTATCAAAGTACGAATACTTATCTGAAAAGATTTTACTAGCTTGCTCTATATATGGCCTCATTTTCTTAGGGTCTGTTGCATCAATTTCAACACCATTTTTATCCGCAAGGTAAATTGCGTAATCAACAATCATGTCGAAATGACTGTTCCTAGAAGTAACCATCTCATCAGTATCGCTTCCAGAAATAAAAGACATGTCTCCTTCAAAGTCAGCAAAAGTGCTACCTAACATCGATTGCTCATGTAACATTACTGTGTCGTTTGAAAGCGCCTCCATAGCAACGCTGTCTCTCTCTTTTTTAGTTACGTCTTGCCTCAATGCCTCTTTATTTAAAGATTGTATCAAGCCAGTGTTTCTTGGAGAATTTGGGTTAGCATTTACAAACTGGTAAACAGGAGAAATGCCTGATTGGGCAAGCTGGCTCATTATAGAATTTTGCACTATTTCAGGATGTCTTGCTCCTGTTTCGTCAAACATTATTGAATTAAATGCAGACATTACATCATCGGCATTATCTGCATCTGTAATATTTGTTGTAAATGTTCCTAGCTCAGTAGCGGTCAAAGGACTTATTTGGTCATCAGTAAGCCCCATATTTTGCTGTATTCCAATTATCTCTGCTTTTGTAGGCTTCCTGCCATTATTTTTTCTTGAGTATTCGGCTTGTACAAAGCCTGCTGGGTCAGCGGTAAGTTGCTCGTTTCTGTTTTTAATAGCTTCGTTTAATAATTGCTGCTCTGTTGTAGCCTCTAAAATGTTCTCTCTTGTAGCGCTAAACACTTTTTGTCTGGCCTCTTCCTGAGCATTTGTAATGTCTTGACTTGTGCCAAAGGTGAGAGACTCCATTGTGTTAAACACGTTTTGCCCAGCAACAACGCTTCTTTCTAATGTTATAGCTAAATCTTCTCTGCCTAATTTTCTAAACTCCGCAACAGTATTAGCGGCTAAATCAACTCCGTTATCATCAACAGACGTACCTGATGTAGCTATTAAACTTAAGGCTTTGCTTTGGTTTTCTTCAGCTTTCATTAAAGCTGTTGTTTCTAGTTCTGTTTGTTTTCCACTAGCTATGTTGATAAGGGCTTGTCTTTCGCTAAAAGTATAATTAGCGTAATTGCCTTCTCCAGCGTTTATTTCAGCAATTTTTAAATCAATCTCTTCTAAAGAAGTTGCCTCATCATTAGCTAAAAGCCCTACCGATTCTTTATCTAGCTCAAAAACAAAAGAATCTTTATCATAACTCATCAAGTCACCAAATCCGCTAGTTACAGCGTTATCGTAAACTTGACTATATTTGGCTATAGCTATCTCTCTGCTTTCATCATTTAACTTACCGTCTGATATAAGAGATTGAGCAAGTTTATTTGCTGTGTTTGATTTATTTACACGACCAAGATTAAACGCCTTTTGCTCACTTTGTAGTGTGTATCTTGAAATGTCTGGCTGTATTTGGTTAAATAAAAACCTTTGTTGTCTGCTATTTAAGTTGGGATTATTCTGTATGATGTCTGCTTTTCTTGACGCAAAGAAAGCGTCCATCTCTGCTCTTGCTTCTTCTGTCGTGGAAAAATTTTGCTGCGCTATTTTATCTCTTGCAGCTCTGCCTAATTCTACAGTCTCGTCTTGTAAAACCCTATTTGCCTCTTGGTTTTGCTGTTCAATAGCGAAGTCTTTTGCCACATTGCCTATGTCGGATATTGTTTTCTGGAAACCAGCCATAGCCCTGCCAGGCGCAGTAAATGCAGACGTACTTGCTCTTGGCCCTAGACTGCCAGATGCCACACCAACTCTAGGCCCTGCTCCTTGATTATATAATGGTATTTTTGGCATTAGACTTTCCTAAAAATAAATTTACTAATTCATAGGGCGATTTGTAAAACCACCTGTACTGTTTACATTGCTTTGCCCAGGAGACGGGAACCCTGTAGAAGACATTGACTGAGCAGCTCCAGTGAAACCGCCTAGCAAAGATTGGGTGGCTTGCAGTCTGTATGAGTATGCTTGCGCTCTACCTTCTGCTCTCATCATGGCAGCTTCTGTTTGCTTCTGGACTTGCTGAATGCTAGAGGCATATTGTATTCTTGCGGCATCCCTTTCTCTGTTGAAATAAGTGTCTGCCAGCGCCTGTAGCGCACTTCCTGACATTTGTATGCCAGACTTTGCCACAGCCACTCTCTGCGTTCCTATGAACCTCTCAGACTGCCTTCTAAGGTTAGCTTCTTCTGCTGTCTTTTCTCTCTGTAAAAGTATAGCCTCATTCTCTGCAACCTGTGCATTATACTCAGCTACTTGCTGTGCTGCCGCAGCTGCTTGGTTAGCGCCCTTTGCGCCTACTACGCCACTAAGAATTTGCGCCCCTGCTGCAAAAGCCTCAGCGCTCATTACTGCACCCTAGCTACGCGATAGTAGTCTGAGCCATCTGGCCCGTACCTTCTCATTAGCCCTTCCATTTCAAATCCCATCCACTTACCAAACCTAACAGCCTTTGCATCATTTACAGCAATACTAGCTTGTACTCTGTTTAATTTATTCTTATGCACTATAACATCAAACATAAGGTCTGCATACTTCGCAACTGTGCGTGGCCTTGATTTAGCGTTCTTCCCCAACATAACCCAAGCTTCACCAACTTTATCCCAAAGCATATGCACACCGCCCATTGCTACAATCTCGCCATCTTCTAATAAAGTGTACCCATGTATTGCGTAGGGGGCTTTAAAAGCGTCCTTATGGGATTGTAACATTTCGTAACCTAAATCTATATTGTCCATGTCTTCTCTTATAAATTCACGCAACTCAAGCATCGAATGTATTTGACCTTCTCATTACAGCAACGATTGTCATAGGCAATGGCTGACTTTGCCTTATAACAACTTGTGCATCATTCTCATAACCAGACGGGAAGAATATTTCCTTATCGCCATTAAACAATGGCACTGCTGTATCCATAGCCATGCTACTGTCTCTAAAAGGTAGCCTGTCTAGGTTGTTTGTGTCGGGTCCTAACTCAGCACCAACTGTGTCTAAGAACCTAGCAGTAATGCCGTGGATACGTTTAATCTTACCCTGTGCTATTCCATCTTCAGCGCCAGCTTCTAAGCGTAGGGTTTCTACAAGCGAGTTATAAGAGTAACCTACATGCACCTTACTAGCGCTTCTGTCTAATGTAATGCTGCCACCTGAAACGGTTTTGTCTGCATGTGTTGAGCCATCAGCAAGTATTTGCACTGTCTCACCCTCAAGATGGTCTAGCCCAGTTATAGATGTAGTAGCAGAGCCACCATATGTAGTGCCGCTATCAACATAAAACGCGTCTTCTACATCTTGATTAAAATAAATAGACTTCATAAAGACAATATGTCTAACAACAGAGCCGTCTATTGTTCTTTTAACAGACAGGTACACTTGGTCTTCTGTTCCACTTGGTATAGCTGTAATGCTTTCTACGACACCGTTACCGCCCAAAGGATGCTGATGCCAACCGATTGTGTTGTTTGCAGGGTCATAACTAAGCCCTATTAGGGTGCCATCGCCTCTCACAAACCATAAAACAAGTTCTGGCTCTTGCTGCCAAATCATGTCAGTTAGGCCGCCCCTTGCTAGATGCTCACCCAAAACAGTTAAGTCGCGGCCTACTAGTCCGTCTGTGTCTAAACTAAAGGTAACTTCTTTTACTTTCTCGCCACCCTTTTGAATCATAATGGTACTAGCGCCAGCACGTAACGGTCTTACATCACCAGAGCCAAATGTAGTTTCTCGCAATACGTTTACATTAGTTGGGGTAACGGCAGTAGTGCCTGTTCCTCCAGATAGTGTAAATTCAGAGCTGGTAGTCATAATCTGCAAGAAACGTCCTGGAACCATATGTTTAATGACATTAACTTGGTCAGATGCAATCGTTACGTTTATAGCCGAGTCATCTTCTGTGCCAGGCGTATAATTTTCAAAGTCTGCTGTAACTGAGCTAAATATTGTCTGTGGCTTTCCTGTTGTTCCTGCTAAATATAAACGCTCTTCATAAAATGCAATTGCTCTTGGAAACTTTTGAAGCCCCCCAAAAGCGCCCAAAGACCAACGTGTGTTTGCATTGCTAGAGCCAACAGAGCTATCGGGAAGTTTTGAGTTTCCGTATTGGTCATCATGTACGTCAGCAGTAACTTCTGTGCCAGAGGTATAGGCTGTAATTCTTACGTGACCGTGTTCATCGTGCAAGTATTCCCAATCTATCGAACCATAAGTTTCTGTCCCACTAAGATGGACTGGAGGTGTCTGTCCTGATGTTTGGGTCGAGCCTGTTACTTGCTCATAAACATGCCCGTTATAGCGTACAGTAGCGCCATTTGTATAAGATTTATTAGCAGCCCATTCATCATGTTCAATCTCTAATATTTCTCTAAAACGTATATACCTTCCGACATCATCGCTTGTAAATACACTGTCAGAAGCTATTATTGTAATACCTGTCCCAGTAGCGGCAGAGGCATACATAGTTGTGTCGGTAATGTTTTCATCAAGCCAAGGGCCATCAACAAAATCTATGTCTGTAAGCGTAAAAGATGTCGCTGTTGTTCTTGTTAGTTTTGCTGGTGCATGGTCTTTATGCACTAAATATAAAACGTCAGCAGATTGAACAAAGTTAATCTCAAATATGTCCGTAACACTATAAGTTGTAGCCACCTCAACAGGGCTACCCCCACTTTCTAGCGGAGCGCCATCTTGAAAGAAGCGTATATAGTTAGCGCCAAATTCAAGCACATAGGCTTGGTCATCGCTAAACTCAAAGTTTATTAACCTTACTTTACCACCACTCTTAGATGAGCCAGCATAGTAAGTACCAGGTCTTCTGGTTATCCCCCCTTGCGGAAACACAAGCATGTTCTGTAATGTTTGAGCGCCAGCGCTGTACTTCTGTAAATCAATCCTACCTTCAAGTCGAGGCGATAACTCACCAGCTTGGAAGTTGGTAACGATGGAGGATACTCGCGCCATTTTAGAACCTTGAGTTTATAAATGAATCTGCAATTATTTTGTCTGGCACACCTTCAGCAGCGTCCATAGAACGAGCCTCTGCTAATCTGGATTGATACAACTGGAACATTTGTTGTCCGATACTATTACTACCAGTGATTGCATAGGCTACTTCCGATGCTAACTTGTGGGCAATGGTGCTAGAAAGCAAGCTATCATACTGCTCTGTGTCTGTTACTCTGCCTATGTAAATAATTTTGCAAGTAGATTCGTCTGTTAATATTTTGCGGCCTTCTACTTTAAACATATTCTGTGAGTCATATGCGGCAATCTCGTTGTCTACATTTGCATTCCAGAAAGATAGAACTCTTAGGCAGTAAGGGTTAGTTGGCAGAGTGTATTGATAAGTAAAACCAAATGCAGGGGCTGCGCTATCTTGAGGTAATGCTTTTCTTGTGATAGCTGCATTCCAAGGATGCGCTCTTAACACTTGGTCACGGACAGTTTCAAACCGTCTATTACATAATCTTGCTTCTTTTGAGTTTTCTGTTAGCGCTGTAATGGTTGCTGCACCGAGCAAATCCATAGCTTCATTACATATATCAACTACCGATGGCATGTTTAACTAACCTTTCAACCTTTACTAGCGCACCCTGGCTAACATTGCTATCACCGCCAGACATAACCCAGCCTTTTTCTTTGTGTAGCTCAACTATTTCTTTCAGGGCTTCTGTAGGCAATATTACCACATAACCAGTACCTATGACAAATGCCCAATAGTCTGCTTCTGTTCTATCTATACCAGATGGCTTACCTCTACAAAAAAACTCCACAAACACTTTTCCAGTGCGTGAAGCTCTAAAATCTCTTTTGACTTCTATAGTTTTTCCAGACAGCAATTCACTTAACCACTTCTCAGCTAACTGCCCTACTTTCAAATCATATTTAAAATCGTTGTTGTATTCCACGTCTTTTCCCCCGACAAGAAGTAGAAAGGGGCGGTATAACCGCCCCAATCATCTTAGTCTGGAGACTCATCACAGTCGATTTTTACAACCTTGGCTTCTTCCATACGAACAGCGCCAATGCTCATGCAGTAATAAACTTGAGTTGCGTAGCTCTTGTCAGCGCGCTCATCAATTCTTGCAGAGATATCTTTGCCAAGTCCTAATGTAAGGCCGTCTTCTGCCCAAGCAAAGCAGTTACGGATGTCATTAGTTTCAGAACCATTGCTGGTTGTTAGGCGGTTAGTCATTATGAAGCGGAAGCCCATAAATGTGTCTAACTCACCCTGTACAAGTGCTTTAACAGTGTTGAAATCACTTGATGTTACAGTTGTGTCAGCAAGCAAAGATTGAATCTGGCTTGGTCCAACAGCAATGTAGCGTGCGATTGATGGGTCAACATCACCTGAGTCTAATGTAAACTTAGCTTCGCGTAGCTTTGCTAGAGTCAAGTTAGTGTTACCATTAGCGATAGTATTAGTTATCGCTTGTGTGCCAGAACCAGTTTCGCCAGTTGCAGCAGTTCCAAGAGCAGCAGCAATGATTACATCATCCATTGCACGTCCCATACCAGCAGCGGCTGCTTGGGCGTAAGAAGATGTTGGGTCAATCAACATGCGTACTTTGTCTTGGTCATCAATCAAATCGGCATACTCATAGTCAGCCAAAGTAAGTCTGCGTCTGCTATGTGGTGTGTCGGTTTGTGGGGTATCAGCGTGTCTGGTTGTTCTCACAGCAGCAGTAGCTGAACCTATTTGGTCTATGAAAGCATTTTTGCCAACAACATTCTCAATACGCACCGCTTCACGTAGACGGGAACCCATCTGTTGTGAAAGCATCTGCACGTTTGCAGAATACTGTTGTACAAATGCTGTAGTTACTTGTGTAGACATTTTAAAGCTCCTTTATAGTCACACTATTGCATTTATACACTTTGCGATGCGCTACCCTTACGGACGCTTCTAGGCTTTTTAGCTGCCGTAAAGCTATCGTCTGTCCGACTGTCTTTAGGACGGCAAGAGCATTGCTTGCCGCTACCCTGCATAACCAACTCCCAGTATTTATCGAAAAGTTGGTCTGGTTTTATTACGTCACGCTGAGTTCCAAACTCAAGTGCAACGCGCAAAACTTCAATTCTAAGTTGGCGATAATCTAGTTCATCCATTATAGACCATGCCGTATAGCTCGTTCATCCTATCAATAGCCTTCTGTCTTCCTACTACGTTGGCCCTATCCCAATAAGCATGAGACTTGTCATTCATAATAACATCAATCTCATTCTGGGCTTCTGCTGGTGTCATAGCTCGGTTTACAGATGCTTCCGAAATGGTGTCTTCGCTGGTAACACTTTGCCTGAAATCCGCAATTTTTGCAAATGCTTTGATAAACTCAGGGTGATTGCCCACCTTAGTTCCGTCTGCAAGTTGCATCTCAAGCATGTCTTTGTTGCCAAACTCATTTATTATTTGAGCAGCGCCAGATACTTTCTGCTCATAGGCTTGGCCCCATTCTTTCTTGAGCGAATCTTCTGCTTGCGCCCTAGACTGCTCTGACTCTTGGGCCAAACTTTCTTGGCTGCCCTGCGCTACAGACTTATAATATTCTAAAACACCACTAGCTTGGTCTGGTGTTAGTCTAAGTTTGTGCGCTATGTCTTTGTAATTACTTACTATTTCATCAGTAACTATATTGCCATCAGCAGCAATTTGATAACCATCTGCTGTCTCTGGCCTTCCTAAACGTCCATAAATCCTATCTAAATCTTCGTCACTAGGATTAACTGGCATTGGAATTTTATCAGCGCCTATTAACTTTTGTGCGTTTACATATGACCTAGCTAAATTACCAACGTCCTTAATTGGTGATAGGCTAGGGTGTTCTCTTAACTCTTCTGGAATTAAATTTAAAAAATCGTTACCAGAACCGCCTTGGGCTGTTTCTGCTGGGGTTTCCAGCACAGTACCTTCAGACTGGTCTACCTGTTCGACAGTTTCTTCAGACATTATGTCTCCTTAATTATCATTTGATGGATGTGTAATATTGTGGCACGTTTGCCCTCTTCAAATGTAGTGGCATTAGCATCGCCAGCTACATAACTTGTCCAGTGGTAGTTACACCGCTTTTCAAGGTCTTGTAACACCTTCTTCCCAGAATCGCTGCTGAAAACATCAGTGTACATTTGTTTGAGTTTTTCTTGTTCTTTAATAGGGTCAACCATTACTTCTGAACCATCCTAACTGCTTGTGCTGCTTGAGCTGTATCTGATACATCTTGTGATAGAGCTTCACGCTCTGCCATCTGTTGTTGCATTTGCTCACGCTGTTGCCTTACCTGATTAACTTCGCGTTGTGACTTTAACGTAGTCTTAGGAACGCCAAGCGCCTCAGTGATATGCCTTACTAAACCATCTGGGTCTATATGGTCCCCTACAGGTAATGCTTGTGATAATGGCATCAATACCTCAAGTGCTTTCAAGGTATTATTAAGACTGCTTGACTTTTGCGCTCTTGCTAGTGGTGATACATATTCTATGTCCACATCTTGCCCCTGTAGTATTTCAGGAGCTGGGGCTAATAAATTTTCTCTAACCATTAGCGCAAACACTCTGTCTATAAGTGGGCGCAACATCTCATTCATCAACCTTCCAAGCACAGGGCCAATCACCCTCATTCGCTCTTCCTGCCTTTGGATAACCTCTGTTGCTGTCATATTAGGGGAGCCGCCAACAAGTAACTGGTCTACATAAAAGGCAGAACGGATAGCCTGTCTTCTTTGGTCTTCCATAGAAAGGCCGATAGGTATGTTAGCGCCAGTATTTAGCGGTGTAATTGTGTCTCTTGAGCCAGCTCTATAGAAGTTTAGACCACCAGGTTGGGTTCTAATAGGTAGTAAGAAACCGTCATCTGGCACTAGCAACGGTGGGTCAATCATTTTTTGCGCTGCCTGAATGATTGTCTTAGACATCAGATTCAGCATCTTAACATCTGGTAGTGCAACCATTGCAGGGGAACGGCCCATAACTTCGCCTGTAGCCTTCAAGAAACGTGGCACAACGTATGGTAGCTCTTCAAAACCACCTTCTGCCATAACCATTTTGGTCTTCATGCAAATGTAAACAGACATAAAAGGCATGTTCTTATTGTCTGCTTTACGTATATCGCGCTCTATTCTTGGTGTAACGCAATGTAGTATTTCTACAAAGTCATCAGGATTTTTCTTATATACCCTTTGGATATGTTCACTAACATTATCAATGCCAAATCTTTGTATAGCTGACACTGCTGTGATTTCATATTTTCTAAAAACGGTATTAACTATCCCATACTGGTCTTCTTGTACATAAAACTCAGAGATGTGTCTTGTGCTACAACGTAGCTGGCCTTTATCCATTTCGACAAACATACAGCCAGTGCCAAAGACAACTAGGTCTACGTACATCTCATGTACTTCTGTCTCAAAGTTAGACTGGTTAAAGGCTCTCATCATACGCATACTGGTGTCTTGTAACCATTCGCGCACATCATCGTCACGGTTTAGCTCTGTGTCTTTTACATCTAAGTGGAACCAAGGAGAAGCCCCACTTGTAAGCATACCGTGTAGAGATGCTGATAAAAGGTCTACAGCTTGTAGCGCTGTGCCATCATAGATTTGCTCCATGCGCTTTTCACCGCGAGAACGCTTCTTAACAATGTCTGCCTTTCTTGGCAGCATGTAATCGCCTAGCTCTTGATAATGCGTATCCCAATTATCTCTTTGCGTTTGAATACTCTCAAAACGCTTTACGAGACCTTTAACATAGTCTTCCATTACTTTATCACACCAGTTGTTTGCTGACCTTCTTGTAATGCACCAGCAACAATCGTAGAGCCTCTGCCTTTTCTTGATTTTCGCTGCGCCATCATTGCTTCTTCCGCTAATGTAGCAGCTCTTGCCTCATCAACAGGTGGAGGAGGTGGCGGTGGAGGTGGTGGCGGTGGTGGCGCTTTAGGTGTTAAAAAACTCATTATCTTGCTCCTTGTTGCATTTCTTTTAATTTTTTGTCTTCTTTTATGGTTACATCCCTTGTAGTTCCCTCTGGTGAGGTAAATGTACCCAAACCAATTTCAGAAGATTTATTGCGAAAACCAGCCATAACAGGTTCGTTTTGCAGTAAAAACATTTCTTGCGTTACAAATAACTTGGCTCTATTACTTTCATCTACTATCTTTTGATATGTTTCTTGCCTGTTCTCTGCTGTAGTTGAGCCTTGACCAGAATCTATCATGGTACTTTCTACGTTTAAATTGCCATCAAAAGTTTCTTTATGAGACTTAGTCCTGTTCATAACTCCATTACTTTGCTCTCCAAAAGCTCTTGTTAAGTCTATCAGGCCTTTAGCCGCTTCCATATACAGACCTAATTCAGAGTCATTCTTATTTCTTGCATTGGCGAGAAGTCGAAAAGCTTTTTGTGTTGTTGGATTTGCATCTAAGCCTGAGTTGTAATTCATCGATAAAAATGCAACAGACTCCCCTACAGTTAAACCAGAAAAATCTACCCCAGATTCTTCCATCATATTTTCTAAATAAAGCTTTGCTAGTCTTTTCTCTTCTTTCGGCCCTTCTGCGCTATCAATCATAGCTGTGTAATCAGACTGCTGCATATTCCTGTACGTATCTGGGTCTAGTAACTTTGCTCTGTCAAGTTGTATATGATATTCCCCTCTAGTTACTTCGCTACCATTTCTGTCTTTATCTATTCCTTTGTTTTGCCCACGCCTAGACTCATAATAATGTATATGGTCTAGCCCTACTTCTAATATTTCATCTTTATTTGCCATAATTGCCCAACTAATAGCTAAAAGGGTTGTAATCATTTACCGCCACTTGTTGCGGAGGCTTTGTATAATTTGTTCTATTCTCCAGCCCAGTAGCGAGATACCGAAACGCATCTGCCGCATGTGATGTAAAATCATGCCTTGGGTGGTCTCTAAAAGTTTTCTTACGTTCATCATATTCCTGCCTGTACTGCCTCAACATATCCAGACCCTCAGTACACCTGTCTCTATCAAAGTAGCACTTAGGTAATAACATACGAGCCGCATTTATTCCATCAGCAACTTTCATACGAGGAATAACTTTAAATCGTATGCCAAGGGAAAAGGCCGTTTCCAACCTCGACTTACCACTGCCAAGCTCCCTGACTTCAATGTCGTGCGGTGCAAGATGGTCCCCGTAAGTGTATTCCTTTCTGTTAAGAACATCGGCATAGTGCTGTAAGCCAACGCCACCATTCTCGTAATAATCAATAACATTAATAGCGCCGCCTCTTAGTATCTGTGCAAACCAAATGGCTGTGCTATCGTTGATTCCTAAATCCCAGGCCGTATGCACTGGGTACATAGGGTCGTAAGGTACTTGCGTTATTCTACCATTATCGTCAGCATCTGCCAACAGCTTGCCATAATACGCTCCTATAATGGCGGCAGTAAAGGAACACTCATACTCTTGCTCATACTGCTCTGGTGTCATCTGAGCTTTGGCAGCATCAAGTTCTAGTGGCTTTACAAGTTTACTCTCAGAAGCCTTTACTATCTTCCAGTACCACTGGTCAGAGCCTTCTTCTTCTTGTAGTTTAGCGGTTTCTAATAAATCGTAAAAATGATTATGACCAGCAGGAGTTCCCAGAAAAACAGCCGCCCCCTCTCTGTCAGACAAGGCTGGTC